AACCACATTGACCCAATAATAGATAAGGACTAGGTGTTTGGCAAAAAATCGGTCCGCAAAATATGCATTGCCACCCCGTTTTTCCATGTATTCCAGATGCTCTGTTTCATTTACGGATTGTGCAAAATGCTCCTTCATTAAGTATAGGTGCTCGGGACCACGAAGTCCCATGCTTTCGCGAAAATGTAACACGCTTAAAAATGCAAAATAGGGTGCCCGAGCAATTTCCTCAAGCACCCAAAAACGTTGATAGTCTCGACCTCTGTATAGAAAATCGAGTATTGCGACTGTGATGTTTAAAACGACTTCATTGAGTTTCTTCATCTTCATCGTGATCGTAGGTTAGTCTGCAGTCCCAGGCATAATCCTCTTCCCACTCTGGTTCATAGAGTGGGCAAGGTTCCTCAAAGAGATGATCCATCCTTAATTGGTAAATTCTCTCTCTGAGGGATTTATAAAATTCTCGCTTGTGGTCTGGATTCATTCGACGTGAATAGTGCCTACCATGCCAGCACCCTTATGGGGACCGCACCAATAAGTATAGTCACCTGCTTCAGGGAATGCAACATCAAACTCTTCACCAGGAAGCATTGCCAGGGCTTCATGACCCAACTCTGGATGATCCTCAACGATAACGTTATGGGGAGGAAGCATATTGTTAATGAAATGGACTGACTCACCAGCTGCAATTGATACCTCTGCAGGCTCAAATACTAGATTTCCATTAGCACCCATCTGTACATCAACTGCCCATGCAGGTGCTGCAAAGAATAGTGTGGCGAGCAGTGAAAAGAGAATCGTTTTAATCTTCGTCATTCTTGAGTAATTCCTCAACTCTACGGCGCATGTTTTCCATGTCCCGTCTTATATAGCGTTGGGAATACCCGTTATGTTGACGCAGTATCATGGTTCCCTGATAAAACATTGTACCAGCAAAAACCAGTAATAATACGATTCCTATTACTTCAGCGTGATGTCCAGCCATGGGAAAATGGGATCGATTACTCCAATGAGTCGAAGTAAACCTTCAGCAAAAAGTGCAAGAACAACCCAACCAACACACATGCTGATAATCGAAGCATTACGATTATGCTTTCGTATGGCATCATCAATCATCTCCTGCACTTCATCTCTTGTGACATGCTCTGGCAAGTCTATGTCTTTACCCCAGTCCTTAAACATCTTTCCGCTTCCATTTCTCATTTTGCTGGTCAGCGAATTTATCTAAATCTGCCATTCTCTTTTCCCAGGTATCGCCAGAGTCAGATCCCTTACATGGATTGATACACTGGTGGTTGCCATACTTATTGCAAACTAATCCTGCAAGATCATGAGGATCTCCTAGTTTGCCAGTCCCACTCCAATAGTGCTGACCATTCAACCATGTTGCACCACATTTAGGACACTCCGCCCTACTCATGGATAAATCAGAAAACTCTCTATCGTTTTCCATAAGTCTGGTAATGCTCCTTGAATGTAGTTGGTATGATTCCTAGATCTTTTTCCAACTTTCTTCGGATGAAGTATGCTCGGACAACGATCCAGTGCCAACGGACATCAATCTCAACAAACCTGACAAAGCGCATCGAATCTTCCATTCCAAAATATGCAATGAAACAGAGGAGGATAGCAGCAGTCAGGTAAAATGAGACCATATGGGTATCACGTTGATACGCACAGTATAAGACTATTTACCAGATTTACAAGCTACAATAGGTTACAATTTGTATATATGTTAAGGAATCCTGTATAAATTAAGGATTGCTCAACAATTCCAAGCTCTTAGTGATTTGTTGATCCTGCTATCAGGATCATTAGCGGTTTTCTTAGAAGTTAGTTTAGATTTCATGCCCTTCATTCGAGCGCAAAACGATGCCCTACGGGGGTTTCCAACCTTCTTGCTTGGTGCTTTAAGGTCGCTTCCAGGATTTTCTCTCTCGTAAGACTTTCGCCCTTTCTCGTTAAGTCCACCTTCTTTGTTTTTTCCCGCCTTCCTTGTCCAGGCTGCGGCTTCATTTGTTACTTCTTCGTTTTTGGGTCGGCAATCAGGGACCAATTTGCCACCCTTCATCTTCATGCCAACTTTTTTGTGAGTCTTCCAGCACTCGTCTACAAATTGCTGGTACGTTTTACGACCCTCAAATTCTTCTTTCTTGCTCTTGTTTCCCCAGTTTTTTGCGCCAGCTTTGCGGCACTTGACCAATGCACCAGAGGCATATGCACTTGGCCAAACAGAATAACGAGACTTGACCTTATGGTAGCAAGCATCCTTCTTGCCTTCCATTTGTACTTCTTCTTTTTTCAAACCAAGCTTACGCTTGATCTTACCAAGCACACCTTCTTTCTTCTTTGCTTTAGCAGCATCAATACGCTTTTGCAGCTCAGGAGAATATTTTACAGAAGATTTCTTCTGACGCTTGGCATAGTCCATGTAGGACTCACCCTTCTTCAGTTTCTTAGGATCTGCTTTTTTAGCAGCAGGTTTAGATGCAGCAGCACGATCCTCACGGGCACGTTGGTTAGCGCCAGGACCACCCAACTTACGATCTTGCTCAGGATCAGGATGCCAAGTATCGGCACGCTCTAGGATAGTTTCTTCAGTTGCCACGTTTTTTGCTTTCCCTTTTCTATCTGGATTTGGATCTTCAGCATTCTTTCTACGGAATGCTCTCTCCTCTTCGTCTTTATTTAGGTCTCGCTTCATTTTACTAGACCCGCACTTGGGTTTAGTTGTTTGTCCTGGTTGTTTGGCACAGGGTTTTCCTGCGTATTTACCACCCAGTTGAACCCAACCAGGGGTGCCATCAGAAGAGCGACTCTTAGTAAACCAGTCACGCAAAGAACTATCACCACTCTTGTTTTCATTGAAGATCTCATTATAAGTAGGGGGCATTTTTACTTGCTCTTTTTGTGCCAATTTATTGGCAGTAGCATACATCACCTCTTTGGCACGCTTGCCATAGAGACGACGAAAACGAGAGGCACTACGCCTCTTCATTCCCTTGATAATTCTTTCTGCTTCCTGGTTTACTGCTGGCATATCAACCTTCGATTTGCACCTCGTTGATATACATGGTCAAACCATTGGTGCTATCACCCTTTGCCTGAATCTTAATACTATTTCTAGCAAATGCAGTGCCAGTAAATGCAGCAAGTGCAGATGCATCAGCATCAATAGTAATAGCACCAGTTACAGGATTAACAGCAGTAACTTCTTTATGGGAGAAGTTGTAACCAGAAACAGCAGCACCAGAGATGGTTACATAATCACCAACAACAATATTGGTTTGCTGATTGGGGTTGTCTAAAGTCAATACGCAAGGATTAGCAGCAGTTGCACCTGCAATCTTTGCTGCTTTTGGTCTTGCAAGTTTGAAGATTTCAGCACCATTGACAGGCATATGGATGATCTCATCCGTCGTTACATCAGGAGCACCACCCCATGCAAAATGATTGCTATGCGAATCAGCATTGATAAATCTGTATAATCCAGTTTTCACTGTATATGCAGCAGTTGTTTGAGCAGTATCACTATTATCAGTGAGACTACCCATATCCTGAACGGGTACGGTTACATTCGATGCCATGACACTCAATTAGATTTCTTCTGTATTATTTATCTCCTTTTGTTTCTTTAGCATTTTTTGTAGTTCCGCTGTACTGCCAATAAACATCGTGTTATTAACAGTAGACGGGCCAGACTTCTTATCTTCGGCATCTAACTCCTTCATCTTCTTTTGCAAGTCAATTAACTTGTCAGCAGTGTCTGCTACATTCTTAATAAGTTGACCTGCAACTTCATAAGCACGAGGATGATCTGACGCTCGTGCCACATCAAGTATGCCATCGACTGCCTCCTGACCTTTCATTACTAGATTATGAAGTTGAGCACGGGTAGTCTCATAATCCTGCTTCACGTCAGGAGTATCTGTCTTTTTTAGAGTTGGCTTTACTTGCTCAACATGCTTCTGAAGTTCAGAAGGTTCTGTTCCAAAAGCATCATTTAGTCCATCAAAAGGATTTGCCATTATGTTATTGCCTCATCATTGCCACTAATAGGATTACGTTTCTGGTTATCAGTAAAGTCCTCATCGACGATACCAAATCCAAAGTCATCATCTGCATCTGCTGTGATAGGATCAGGTTGAATAGTATATCGAACCTGTCTGGGTGCTGTAGATGTGTTGACTTCGGTGTACATATCCGTAATTGCCTTTTTGATAATCTTACTATCGGTAACAGGACCGTACAGATATGTCTTTACAGTAAATTGTAATGTGTAGATAATTGCTCTACGAGTTTGAAAATTATTTTCGTAGTCATCTTCATAATCAACGCTATTGAGAATTACAGGAACATCCTTTGTTTCATTTGCCTCGGGCAATAATCTCACTGGTAAATTGTAATGAGGTTGAAAGTAAGGTAAAATCTGTTCTAAAATTTCTAAACCATCCTCTTGAGTTTTAGAAATAATTGCTAATTCAAATGAAAGATTGTATGGAACAGGCATAAAAACATTTTTGTTTTCATCCGAGTCTTTAGCAATCTTAATTTTCTGAGTAGGTGATACCTTTCTAGAAGAATCATATTGAATACCATTAATCTCAAAAGAGATTCTAGGCAATGTTATTTGAACCCTTTTATTTGTAGGGTCGGGATTTTGATCAAGACGTGCTAAAAATTTCTGCTTTGGACCGTATGCCAAAGGAACTTTCATCACTTCATTAGTACGTTGAATTTCAATATTATTGAACAGCGTACCAAATGAGACAACAGTCTTCCTAAAAATTTCGTGATATGAATATGTACCTAACATCAGATTGTCGTGTCAGTAGTGGACCCAATAGAACCGAAGGGATTTCCTTCAGAGAAATCTATAATATCGTCATCGGCAGTTTCAAAACTATAGTTCTGGTCGATGCTATCAGCGGTATTAGTGTTATTTAGTGTGTTGTACGATTCAGGACTCCAGAGAGCACCAGAAGTAAGACCCTTCACTGTTTCAGCAGTATTGAAGGTTCCTGTTCTGTTGATGACTTGGAGTTCTCTTGTACTAGAGTTCCAGGACTTGACTTCTGCTCTAGAGTCTTTGGGTGAGTAGTCAATCGCGACAGTAGGTGCAGAAGTGAAACCACTGCCACCGCTTGTGATAGTAATGCCAGTAACAATACCAGCAGCAGAAACTGTAGCAGTCGCTGTAGCACCATTGCCTCCACCTCCCGAGATAGTAACTGTAGGTGGTAGAGCAGACTTGTAATACTCACCACCATCAGTAACTGTGATTGCGTTTACCGCCCCTGAATCAATCGTTGCAGTTGCTGCGGCGCGATAAAGGTCGCCAACGATCTCCTCACCGACGCTAAAGTCGCCAGAGCCGCCAGCATCCATAACCAACTTGATAGAATTGGCGAAGGCAGTTTCGATAGCGTCGATTTCTGCAACACCAGTGTCGAGGTCTTCGTCGCTGTACTCGAAGAGTTCGCATTGACACTCCCAGACATATCCTTTCCCTAATTGATAGAATGGTCTTTCTGCTTCAACGAATTGAATCTCAAAAAGATGCTTCGTTGCTGGGAACCAAATTAAATCACCTTCATTAGGACGACCCTCAACATTTAACGTAGCATTATCATCAACCTTTTCAGTAAATTTTGAACGTGAAAATACAAATGTAGTCTTATCTTCGATTCTTACACCAAACTTAGAAAGTAATTCACCTTGACCTTCCCAACCCTCTACATTGTTAACATATGCTCTAACTTGTAGTGCTTGGGTAAATGTACTACTTTCTACCTCTTGAAAAATTGTATCTCTATCGACATAAGTTCTAGGTAAGTAGTAGATGTCCTGACCATAAAGTTCAATACTTTCTACAACCAAGTTTTCTAAAAAAGTCTGTTCTTGTGCAGACCCATTGAGATTTAGTCGGCAACTACTTGTATAATCCGACTGAACGCAATTATTAGGAGGATCGTTTCTGTAAGTCATATCAGCCTACCAGGTCCATAGGAGGAATTTCGTACTTGGAGCGAATCTCTTCTTCAAGATCCTTCTTGAATTGACTTGCATCATCAAGAATTTGACGACCATTGAGGGTAACACCACCTAACATTTGAATGCCGTCATACTTACTTAGGTTTCTACCCCACTGCTGTTGGAACAATGCTTCAACATAGTCCTTCATCCAGTTATCATTATACATGTCTGTATAAATCTCGGGGTCCTGACGCATCAATGCTTCGACAAGAATATAATCACCTGCCTGCAAATCACCCCAATCAAAATCAAGATATAGTCTTCCCTGATGTTCATTAAAACGAACTCTACGATTCATAGCAGAGTTGGTAACAAAATCAAGAGTCTCAAGATATTGAGATGTCATAAAGTAATGCAGAATATGTCCATGCGTCATTGCATAGATGTCATTCAAGAAGATTTGATATTTAATATTAAAGATGTTACCAGGAACTACGCTAGATGCGCCAATCTGGCTATAAACACGATTAACTCCCATTACATTAGGGGGAAGAGAGACATACTCATTTCCCTCATACCAGTTAGTAGAACCCAGTTGACTAGTGCTTTGTGCAGCAGTCTTAATGGCATCAGTTACTTCAATCTTAATGAATGCCTTATAACTTCCGTTGTAATGATACTCTTGATAGTAATCAATAGCTTCTTCAATTAGGTCATCCAGTTGTTCGTCACATACATTGATGTCGATTGCTGGATAACCCAATCTACGAAGAGCATAGTTTTTTAACTCTGTCTTAGAGGCGGGTCTTGTTGCGGACATTTGTTATCAAGCGAATGAAGAGATTGTGAGTGTAGTAACATCATTTGCACTAACGACTTCTCCAACTTTGAAGAACCCGCTAACGGTATCAACTGTGATTTGGTTGGTTCCAAGTGTAGTAATAACACCTGTAGTGCCAGAGGTAGCGCCAGTTACAGTTGCTCCGACCTCCATCGTTGTGATGTCAGTCAGGGTCAGAGTCGCATTAGTAGCGACAGTCGCAATATCAACGGTGCCACCTGTTGCAGGATTGCTACCATCAGCACCAGTTGGTTGAACGATAGTAATTGTCTCACCAGCAACATATCCAGTGCCACCATCATTAATAACAACGTTGGTGATTGCACCAGCAACTGCTGTGATATCAACGGTCAGAGATGCAGATCCAGAACCGCCAGTTGTTGCAAGAGCAGTTCCTGTAACATAATTAGAACCACCTGCAAGAGATGCTAAGTTCAGTGACAAGACCTTACCAGCATTGGGGTTAGTAACTGTTACAGTATCCGAGATAAGATAATCAGAACCACCAGCATTAACTGATGCAGCGGTGATTACACCACCAACAACAGTGGTATCAACTGTCAGAGAAGAACCTGTACCACCAGAGGTAGCAACAGCGGTTCCAGCAGTGAATCCACCGCCACCGCCGTCACTGACACCAACAGTGACAACAGCACCAGGGGTGGGATCGCCACTCAGATTCAGTGTCAATGTTGTAGTAGTTGCAAGGTTATTGAGCATTGCCTGAAGTTGAGCAAATGCATTGTCCAGTTTTGTTTGAACTCTTGCCTCAGTGTAATACTGATTGGTTCCTTCAGACAAATCGGAGGTAGACTTGGCAGTAAATCCAGCATCAACTCTTGCATCAGCGCGTGCCTCAGTAAAGTAAAGATTAGTAGAACCTTCACTTAAATCATCCGTATCTGCTGCAGCAATCTTAGTATCAAAACGTGCGTCAGCACGAGCATTAGTAAAGAAGATATTGGTGCCACCTTCGGTAATATTGTCGGTATTGATATCTGCTTGAGTAACGCTCAGTTCACCAGCACCAGACAACTCAATGCCAGTACCATATGTAAAGTGTGTGCGAGTGCGTGCAGCGGTTGTAAAGAGATTTGTAGAACCTTCAGTTACATTATCTGTATCAATATCTGCCTGTGTGACGCTCAGAGTGCCACTACCATCATGTTCGATACCTGTACCATAAGTGAAGTGTGTACGGGTCCTAGCAGCGGTTGTAAAGAGGTTTGTAGAACCTTCGGTGACATTATCGGTATCGATGTCTGCCTGCGTTACAGTGAGCGTATAGGTGCCTGCTACGTCGTTATATGCCTTGGTAATACCTGTACCAGCAACAATAAGAGCATTGACTCTATA